GGAATTTCAGAAGGAAAACAACTTGTTCAATCTCAAATAGATGAGGATAGAAGAAAATATTCTCAAACTGGAAGTAAAAAGATAAAGGGATTTCTCGGAACATATGATAAAGGAGAAATGTATGGAGGTCGAGCATCTGGTGTAACAAATGAGTATTTGGTTTCCGTTGGAGAGGCCGAAAGAGGAAATCCTTATTATGATCACAAAGGAAACATAACTGGATATAGTTATAGACTTACTTCTCTAGGCAAGAAAATGAAGTTTGGAGAATCTGGTACTGCAATGGGATCAGGTGATCCAACAGGAATTATGACATCTACAGCTATTTCATCACAAATGTGG